TGACATTTATGCAACAATATGGACAGATGCAGCAACCAATGGCACCCCCTCAGCAGGGAGCCCCTACATCAACTGGAGTAAGACCAGAGGTCATGCCTAATGCAGCCATGGGAGGCATACCGAATACTCCATCACCTAACCAAGGCATGAACACGGCAGCACCCAGACCCGGAGCCCAAAGTGAAAGAACTCAATTACTTAGAAGTATAGGATTAGAAGAAGAATGAGATTTTACCCGATAACAATAAGAACCCCTCAAGGGACAACTCAAACCTTTTTTGTTCGTGCTGGTTCTGAAGCTGAAGCAAGGGCTGAAGCTGAAAGATTGTATGGTGGACAACTAGGTACTGGAGAAAACCAAACTCAAATTGTAACGATTGGAGAACCACAAAATGAAATACCAACTGGAACACCCGGTAGAGGTGCAGTTGGAATCATGGAACCCGGTGGTGATGTTACAAGATTAGGTGCAGATATTGGTGGAATACCTGAAGAAGGCATCCGTGGTGAAAGTGGAATGTTTCAAAGAGCATTTAATGAGTTGTTTCCAAATGTGCCTACAGCATTTAACAGAACAATAAGAGGACAATTTTTTAATCCCCTTCAGGCAGTTGGTGATGTAGCATCAGCATTAGGAAGAAATTTTGCTGGCTCAGTTGGAGCACTTCGTAACGTTGGACCAGAAAACGTTTATAGCACAGCAAGAAATTTATTTTCTGAATTAATACCTTTATCAAGAAATCCAGAATTACCTGCTGATGCAGCTTTAAGAAATTTAGTTAATCCAGAAGTATTTGTAGATGATAAAGGTAGATTTGGATTAGGTGCTGGTGCACAACAAGCATTCAATCTTGCAAGAGCAGGTGCAGCAGATAGGCTTGGTAGATTTACTGCTGGAAGACTTGTTCCGGGTGATTTTTCTCAAATACAAGACGAATTTGCTGGTTCTGATTTACTACCACAACAAGGTGGATATTTACAATTCTTACAAAATAGATTTGGACTTTAGGAGGCTGTAAATGGTAATGGGACAAAACCCATTTAGTGATTTCTTTGAGACAGATGTTTTTGGAAGACAAGCTGCTTTTGGTGGTATGTTGCCAATGGGTGGCACATTTAATCAAGAAAACTTTTTTAGAAATCTTTACAAACCTGTATTTACAGATTACTTAGGTGCTGTTGGTAGAGCAGGTATGCAAGGAACTAAACCACCAGACTTTACAGAGTTCTTACAAGGAATAGATTTTAGTCAAAGATTTAGAGATGCACCCATGAGTGTTACAGGAACAGGTACCAGAGGTATTACATCTCAGGGTAGATTCTTCTATGGAAGGTAAGAATGACATTTCAAGACTTTCAAAGAGAAGACGAGATACTTAATCAAGTAGCAAAAGAGACCATTGGTCCAAATGTAAAAGTAAAAGAACCCGGATTATTTAGACAGTTTTTAAATTTTGCTGCTGAAAACTTTGGTAGTTCAAAATTTACACCTACTCCTGAACCAACACAAGATGCTGGAATACCTTTTTTTGGAGAAGGTGGTGTTATTGACCCAGATGTTGCTGGTCAAAGAACCAGAGAAACTGCTGCAGCACTTGCATCATTACTATCAAGAGGTACATTTGGTGATGAAATATTTGGTGCTCCAGTTGAAATGGGTAATTTATTTCAAGGTCCAATAGACCCACAAACTGCAAGAGATTATGGTGCACAGTTTGGTCCAGAAATTCCAGAAGCTGTACCTTTTGTAGGTGGCATGACTCCATTAGAAGCAACACTTGGTGGTGCTGCTACAATAGCAACACCAGCAGATGCAGCATTAACTTTAGGAACTGCAGGATTAGGACCTGCTGTGCTTAGAGGAGTAGGCACAGGTCTTGGAGGGAGAGTTGCAAGAACATTTTTAGAACCTGTTGCAAGTGGACCTTTTGGAAGAAGATTAGCAGCAGAAACTGCAATACAATTACCGGCTGCTACTACAATATCAGGTACAGAACAAAGACAACTAGAAGGTATTGCACAACCATTTGAAAATACATTAACTGCTTTAGCAGCAGGTGCTTTACCAACTGCAGCAGGTGTTGGATTACTTGGCAGACGAGCAGCAAGACAAAGGCAACCATTAGACGTACCGAATGTGTTAAGACCAACAGAAGTTGACCAACCATTTATTAGAGAGTCTATATTCCCATCTTTTGGTACTGCACCTACACAACCAAGAGCAAGAGTAGCAATTTCACCATCTGTAACTGGCGAAGCAGACCAACCTGCAACAAGATTATTTCCACAACAATTTATAGACAAACAAAACGAATTAATTGACTTAGCCAAAACTGAAGGTGTTACAAATCGTAATAGGATATTTTCTAATCTATCTGCTTTGAACGCAAATGGTGGTATTTATATAGAAAATCAAAATAGAGGTTTACAAAACCTTACTGCTGGTCATTCAGACTTAAGAATTACACCATCTGTTGGTGCATACTTTGGTGACATAGAACCAAGTTTAGATTTAGAAATAGTTAATCCAGCAAATTCTGATTTATCTGTTGCTAGAATTGTTGACATTGCAGAAAAAGATTTGAATCAAAAAGAAATTATTATTTCCAACAGAATTACACAAGCCGATTTAAGGGCTGTGCCAGCACCTATGGGAACTGCAAGAAATCCATTAGAAGACCTACCAATCGGTGAAGTTATTGAGCCGGGAGTAACTCGTGATTTTTCAGCAGTATATCAATTCCAAAATAGATTAACAGACAATGATATTGAGAATTTGATTAGAATTGCACAAGACAACGATATTGCAGGATTTAGTGTTGGTGGAGACTTCCAATCACTTGAATTTTTTACTGTTAGGGCTTATAATCCAGAGTATGAGCAAGAAGCTAGAAAAATCATCAGATTCCAAAACCTCATCAACGATTACTTTCGGCAGACTGGTGGAGGTAATGCAGCAAGAGTCAGACCTACAGCGACAAAAACGAGGGTTATCTCCAGAGAAGCTGGAGCCTTTAATCAATCCTTCTCCGAGTTCAAGAGTAAGAATGCTGACAGGTTTAACGAGATTCTTGAAAGGCAAGGGATAACAGGGGCAGTAGACTCTGATGGGTCTATTGACTTTGAACAATTAAGACTTGCAAGACCTTTAACACCTGAGCAAATCAATGAACCAACAAGACTTGGTGCTTTTGGTGAAAGACAAAGAGGTTTGATGCTTGGCAGTGATGGCACAGATATTCCTGAAGATATATTTAAGAACCTACCAAAAAATCTTATTGATGATAAAGAATTTGTATTTAGACTTCAATATGTTACTGATGCAGAAAAAGAATTTTTACGACCATTTTTAGATAGAGCAAATGCTCGTGCAAAAAGAGGTGAGCCAAGAGTTCTTACTGACAGCGAGATTGGTTTTGTAAAAAGAAGATTTTTAGCAAGAACAAACAGCAGAATCAATGAAGACTTTAGACCATGGGAAACTGGCAACGTACAACCCGAAAGAAGAGTTACACCACAAGAGATTGGTAACTTTTTACAAGATGTCGCAATGTTTATACCAAACACAATTGCTAGAACTAGATTTCTTGAGTCATTTGTAAAACTAGCAGACAGAGTTCCTAAACTTACTGACATAGATATTAAAAGACTAAGAAGGTTCTTTGGCAAAGACAATAAAATGGTTGATGGTGCAGAACAAATAGTAAATGACCCACGAGCAGCAAAACCAAAGATAGATAGAGGTCTATGGAATAACTCAGTGTTTCTTGCAAAAGCAATTAGAGGTACATTAGATTTTGGTGCAGTGCTAAGACAAAACGCAATATATACAGTATCAAGACCATTTACTACTGCTAAGTCTTTTGGGCAAGCATTGAAAGCAGCTTTAAGTGAAGATGCAGTTTTAAGAAATGAGCAACTACTTGAGCAAAACTCAAACTATAATAAGTTAATTGAGTCTGGAATGCGTTGGAATAAGACCGGACAAGATGTTGCTGCTGATAGAAGAGCAGAAGCATTTATGTCAGACTTTATTGAAAAGCTACCAAAGGCATCAGTTATTGGACCTATACTTAGAGCATCTGCTAGATTCCATACACACTTTTTAAATAACATGAGGTTTAATGTAGCAAACCAAATGTTAAGTCCAAGACGACTTAGAAAAGCAACATCTCAAGCAGAGATTGATGATTTATACAGACAAGTTTCAGAAATAGTAAATATCTTTACTGGAGAAGCTGATTTAAAAACAATACCAATAGCAGGTAAAAAGAAAGTTATTAGAGATGTAATGTATCAAACAATGTGGGCACCAAGGCTTTGGTGGTCAAGAATATATTTACCAATATCAATATACAAAAATCCAAGAGTTAGGTTTGAAGCAGCATTTGATTTAGCAAAATTTATTGCTGTAGGTGGAGGTATATTAACACTTGCAAACATGGACCCAGATATAAGAGTAAATTATCGTAAAGGTGAGATAGCATTTGAAGATGGAACTAAATTCAAAATATGGGGTGGATTTGAACAATTTATAAACTATGCTTTTGATTTAGCAAGAGACTACAAAACAAGTAGCACTGGTACTTACTATAAAGTTGGTGACACGGGCAATCTTGCAAATAGATGGTGGAAACAAACATCACAATATTTAAGAGGTAAAGCAAACCCTGTATTAGGAGAATTAATTGACCATATATCTGGAGAAGATTTTTTTGGTGAAGATGCTTATGACAGATATAAAATTGAAAACTGGAAATCAATTAGTTCAAAAAACCCTGCAATACAATCATTAGCACCGTTAGTTCTTGCTGAGATAGTTGAACTTATTGAAAACACAGACGACCCATATATGATTGGGACAGGTGCAGCAGGTGCAATGTTTGGAATTAATGTTAACTCATACACAAACAAAGAAGATGCAGCGTTAGATGTTTATAACAAAAGATATGTTGAGTTAGAACCGTTTGAACAAAGAGTAACAAATTTACATTATTATGCAGAAGATACAACTAGGTCTGTTCCTGCAAGCTATAAATCTTTAAGTGATATGCAAATCAAAATGAAAGCAATCTTTGGTACTTACAATAATAATAGTGACAGAATTAGAGCATACTATGATGCAAAAGCAGAGTCTTCAAAGGAAAGAAGAGCAATCGCACAAGAAGAAGGTTTTGATTATGACGACCCGTTTTACAAGAATCAAATAAGAAATGCAGGTACTGATGCTGAACGAGCAGCACTTGAAACTTATTACTCATTGATGGAGCAGACTACTACAGAAGATGGACTGTTTCTTTATGATGATTTTAACAGAGCAAGAGATACATTTTTGAGAGGACTTACAAAAGCAGAAAGGTCATACATATCACGAAATACTAATTTTCATGCTGAAACAATACCTCAAGAACTATTTAGAATACTCCCCGGCAGTGAAAGAAAAAAACTATTAGATTCAATCAATGAACGTGCAAAATTAGACAGATTAACCTTGCAACCAATTGACCAACAAATAAAAGATAGTTTTGAATCTCTGGCAGATAAGATTGAAAGCCAAGAAGATTAGATATACAATGTAACCAAAATTAAATATTTTAGGAGTTGTAATGGTAACAGACAAACAACCTGAGAATTCAACATCTCCTGACTCGCAGCCAGAAATTTCTGAGCCTGCTGAAACTACTTCAGGCATTGTAGACAATACTGACCCTGCTGTAAACGAACAACTACAGCAACAAGGATTAATACAAAATGGAGCAGAGCAAGCAGAACCTACAGGAACTTCAGAGCCCGAATCAGTCGGTGCAGAACTACCTCAAAGCGTTGAGCCAACAACGAGTGTTGAAGACTCTCGTTCTTATTCGCAAGATGAATGGAGGAAAGCACAATCATCTTACGATAAACAAATAGCAGACTTGCAAAAGTCCCAACAGGACTTGCAGGCACAATTGCAACTGAGTCAATCAGAAGCAACGATAGAAGCTAAGAGAAGAGAACTTCAACAGCAGTATGAGATGCAAGGATATGCTCCTGAGCAGGCACAACAACTTTCTACACAAGCTGCATCACAAGAGAGGCAAATGCTTCAGATACAGCAGGAGAAAGATAGACTGCTTGCACAACAGCAGCAATTATCTCAATCATCAGAACATACTGCAAAGGTAGCAACGGCAAGGCAATTGCTTTTGGAAAAGGGTATTAAGCCCGAACAGAAAGTAGGCAAAAGCACAGCTTATGATGTGTTAATGTCAACTGTCGACCCAACTGCAATGCAGTCAATGGCTGAAAGTATCGCTGACTTAACAGTCCAGCAGCAACGTGTACTTGATGCACAGCAGAGCAAGGTACCGAGTACGGGACCTTCGCAGGAACTTCAGTCAGGACAGCCTTCGCCTGCAGCACCATTAAATGAAAAAACTTTAATGGAACGCTACTTGGCAGGTGACAATGACCCGAAGGTTATTGAATATGCAAGAAGAGTAGCTTCCGGTGACATATAGGAGATAAACGAATATGCCAACCACAGCAACTACTGGGAATTTAGAAAATGCCCAGAATATAATAATTACTGCTGCTAGGTTTACTGAAGAGCACAATGCTCCTGCTATGGCTTTGATTGAGCAAATGAATTTGCCAAAAGGGGCTAAACAGGTAACTGTGCCAAAAGTAGGTCAAATGACTATTTCTGATTTAACTGACGGATTCGACATTGTTGATGAAGAAGAAATCGGAATGACAACTGTAGACCTTACTGCTTCAGAAGTCGGAGCAAAAGTAATTCTTACAGACAAACTAATCAGGCAATCTGCAAACAACATTTTTTCAATTGTAGGTAGACAGCTTGGTGATGCAATGGCAAGAAAAAAGGACACTGATGTCCACGCATTGTACTCAGGATTAAACGGTGGTACTACTTTTGGTGCTGCTGGTGCAACAATGAGTCTTGCAAACATAGCAGGTGCAATTGCAAATGCTAAAGGACAAAAGTTTGGTTCGCAGATTTACATCTTGCAACACCCTTTTGCAACCTTTGACATTGCTAACACAGCAGTAACAGCAACAGGTGCAGCAGCCGGTATTCCGGATGGATTTGCAACTGACTTGTTAAATAACTTTTTCTCAAACATTAGACCACTAAACGGTGTTCCAATCTTTGAAGATGGTAACTTGTCAGTTGACTCATCTGATGATGCAGTTGGTGTTATTGCAGACAAATCAGCACTAGGTGTACTTAAATCAGTAGACACTAGAACTGAAAGACAAAGAGATGCTTCAATGAGAGCAACTGAAATAATAATTACAGCAGACTACGGTGTGTTTGAAATTGATGATTCAAAGGGTGCACCTTTGACATTTGATGCTTCAGCCCCTGCATCTGGTGCGTAAACATTAGGAGAATAGATGGATACTAGAGAACGTGCACAAAAGAGACAAGAGTTAGTAGCTTCGGGCTATGCTTGGGACATGATTGATAACTGGCAAGCTAAAACAGATTTGTTCTGGCACATCGATAAAAAGAGTGTTAGTGGAGAAGTAGGTTTTAAAAAAGGCACAGTGATTAAGAATGTACCGGGGACACCTGATTACTTACTTAAGATGGCTCGTAAAGGGGCGTACTCTTATCCACCGACTACTAATTGTGAATGCAATCATTGTAGTTACGAAAGAAAAAAAGAAGAGACAGAGAATGTAAACATTGACCGAGTTCCTGTCTCTTCTTCTAAAGAACAAACATCGGTTGGTGACGGGGTGTATAAGAAACCCGAGGAAAATAAGGAGGCGATATAATGTCATTTCCAAATACTATAGCCGGTAAATACGGCTGGGAGAAAGATGAGACAACAGACCAAAGACATCCTTTGGGAACTACTATGACTTTTGTTGATGGTAGAAGATACAAGTATGTTGAAGCTGGTGGCTCAAACATTGAAGAAGGTTTATTGGTAGCTTCAGAAGCAGTAGTGGGAAACCACGATGAAGACCTTGTAGTGGCTACAGGTGCTTCAGCAGGTGGAACTACAGTTGAAGTTACACTTGGTGGAACTGCAGCAGCAGAAAACCTTTACAAAGAAGGATATATATTCTTCAACTTAGAAAGCCCATCAAACGCTTACTTTTACAAAATTAAATCGCATCCAGCGATAGATTCTTCAGGTAGTGGTGTAATTACTATTGACGAAGAAGATGGTTTTGAAGAAGCAATCGTTGCTGGAACAGACAAAGCAGGTCTAATTAAAAGTCCTTACAAGGACATCGTAGTTGCTCCTGCAGCAGTTGCAGGAAGATTTGTTGGTGTCACAGTCAGAGATTTGACTGCAGGCAGTTACGGATGGGTACAGACAGCAGGAATGTCAGTTGCAAAAATTGACGGTACTCCTGCAGTTGGTACTTTAGTTGGTGCTAGTTCAAACCACGCAGGACAATTATTAGCAGTTGGAGCAGATACTACTCCAGCAATTGCTAGACTGCACGGTAAAGCCGGTGTCGACAATGAATACCACACTGTATTCTTGATGAACTTAGACTAAACATCTAATGGCATAAGTGGGAGGATTGTTTCCTTTCGGTTCTCCCACTTACTTAAATTATGGTTACAGATTATAACGGAAACATAGATGGACTTTGGACCCCACCGGGTTCAGTTGTAACTCGTGTTGTAGACTTAGGTGGAGACACAGGTGCAAAGGTTTATCATTTTAAAGTCAAGGACCCTGTGACCGGTAAACTCTTTGAACTAAGGGTGCTTGGAGACGACACTCATAGTAAGGCAGAGATAGAAGACTTAGCAGGTAATGCTTATGAAAAATGGCTCTTAGATATGAGAGCAAAAGAACATAAGAGAAAACCTACAGCAGAGGAAAAAAAAGAAATTGGTAAAATCATCCGTGAGATGAAAGAATATTGGAAGAAGAGGAATGAGTCTTCAACTGGTAAATTATATTTTGAAGGAGCCAAATGACATTACAACAAGTACATGATAGTTTAAATATCCATAGTTCATCCATTCCTATTTATTTGGAAACAAGTTTTACGGCTGATGACACAGACAATCATGATTTTATTTTTAGTGGGAACGGTAAATCCGTTCAAACAATTCATGTAAACAACGCAAGTGACCAGACTGCAACTATAACTTTATTTGGTTGTCAGTCTGAAAGTTCAACTGTCGGTTCCACAACTGCAGTTCAGATAGGTTCGTTTACAGTAGCAGCAACAAGTGGAGGCTATGAATGTTGTAGTGACCCATTTCCGTATTACATTGTAAGGATTGCTTACAGTTCTACACCAGATGGTTCAACTACTAAATTATTTATAAACACAGGGGTGGATTAAATGTTAGGAGTAAAAGCTGCCAGTCTTGGCAAGATGGGAACGCACACACTTGATGGTGCTTCTCATACAGATGTTACAAGTATGTCTGAGGCTAAAGGTGATATTTTAGTCTACACAGGTAGCACTTGGGATAAATTAGCAATAGGTACGAACAATAAAATACTTATTGCAGACTCAAGCACATCAACAGGTTTAGCTTGGTCAGAAGATATTACAATTGGTGGTGACCTAACAGTATCTGGTGACACAATCACAGCAAACGTTGCAACCATTCAGGTTGAAGACAAAAACATGGAGTTGAACAAAGTTGGTTCTCCTAGTGATTCTAATGCTGATGGTGGTGGTCTAACGATAAAAGGTACCTCTGATAAAACAATTACATTTACAAACGCTACTGGTGACTTTGATTTTTCAGAAAACGTAGATATAGCCAGTGGTAAAACATTTAAAGTAGCCGGCACCACAGTTCTATCAAACAATACTTTAGGTAGTGGAGTTACATCTTCATCACTAACAGAACTTGGAACAATAACTACAGGTGTTTGGAACGGTACTGCAATAGGTTTAGCTTATGGTGGTACAGGACTTGTCGGTGCTACAGACGGTAAAATAGT